TAGACGTGCCGTAGAAAAGGAGAAGAAGATGAGTTACTATTATGTAGGTGTGTATTCTAACAACATAGGCATTGGATCGGCAAGCTCCGTACACAGAATCATGGCGATACTGGGGTTACCAGTAGTAGGACCTGTACGGAAAACAGACGACGAGGGTGGATGGAGGTTGTGGGTAGACGATGCCATAGTGAACGCAGGCAATACCAGGACCAATGGTTTGAGCGCCATGCGAAATGGGATAACGTACAGCCTGGAGTTTGCCCCGCCAGAACAAGTGGGCAGCAGTACACTGTGAGCATTAGTGCTGTTGCGCTGTCTTTACCGCCTAACGCCCTGGGTGCGCCATCACATTATACATCGTGGTACCCACATCAATGGAAGGCGGTACAGGACGCCCTCGATGCCCCCACGCGGTTTGTAGGTCAATGCGTGCCAACCGGTGGGGGCAAGTCGTTAATTGCGATAATGATGGCAACGTTATCAGGCATGCGCACCTGTTACCTCACCTCTACCAAAGCCCTACAGGACCAGGTGCTTAGAGATTTCCATATTACACTCACCGATGTGCGCGGACAACAAAACTACGAATGCCTAAATGTAGGGGACAGAGTGTCGGTGGCGGATGGGCCGTGTCATATAGGTTACAAGTGCCCAATGAAGGGTGGTGGGTGCCTGTATTATGATCAGGTCAAGGCAGCGGCACGTAGTAAGGTGGTGGTTACCAATTACGCCTACTATATGACTCAACTGAACAACGAGCAAGGAGCGGCGTTGGGTAAGTTTGACCTGATAGTGTGCGACGAGGGGCACTTGGTGGTGGATGAGATCACGTCATTTATGCAGTTCGCCATCACACGTCAGGATTGTAGGGCATTGGAAATAGAGATGCCAAACCCAAGACCGGTGGGCGTAGATGGGTGGATAAAATGGGCAAGTGAAGTAATGGGTAAGATGACGGTGCACCCGGTTAGCCAATATAATGAACAAATGACCGGCACCGATCTGAAATCAGCAGTAAGACGGTCCAATGAGGTGGTGCAAGCCGACCGCAAGATCAAAAAACTATCATCCATATTGGATGCCACCAACTGGATAATATGCCAGTCCGATGCCGACAGGATTGAGTTCAGCCCAATATGGCCAGCCAAGTACGCCGAGCGGGTGATGTACCGTGGCGCGGACAAAGTGATGATGATGAGCGCCACACTAACGCGTAAGGCCATGTTCCTGGCTGGCGTGCCTACCGATAACTACACGTTTACTGAATACCCATCAACTTATCCAATAGCAAACAGGCGCGTCACCTACATACCTACAGTAGCTATGAACCGCCGTGCTAGTGACTATAATATATCGGAGTGGGTGCACCGCATCGATCAGATACTAAGGAGCAGGCCCAATCGTAAGGCCATCATTCATACCACCAGCTACCAACGTATGAGGACGTTGTTTGAGGCGAGCACCGAGCGGCATAGGATGATACAGCACGGTAGCGGGCAGACGTCACAAGCAATAAACATGTTCAGGAGCTATCCACCATCGTCAGGCGCGGTATTGGTGTCGCCAGTGGTGCACAGTGGGTATGACTTCAAAGGCGACGAGTGTAGGGTGGTGATAATAGGTAAATTACCATTCCCCGATTCGCGCGATCCAATGGTGAAATCAAGGAGCGATCGCGATAAGGAATGGATACCGCATCAGGTGATGCAGACGCTGATACAGAGCGCGGGCAGGGCCACCAGATCGGGCGACGACTGGAGCGAGATCATGGTGATAGATGACGATTTCTGGTGGTTCTGGTGGAAATATAAATATCTGGCACCGGGATGGTTCGTGGACTCGGTGCAAAAATCCAACACCATACCGGAACCACGGTAACTGCATACATTGAAGAGTAATAAAGGAGGCACGTAATGAGGGAAGGTGACAAGGTTAGGTTGATGGACTTGGATACTGGCGAAGAGGTGATAGGGGTGCTGGAGATCATTACTCCAGGCGCTCCCGGCCACCTGCATTACACGGTGTGCGGCGGGGAGCCGGAGATAGTGACAAGAGGTGGAGTAACGGGCGAGGCAGTACGATTCGCCGATGAGGTGATAAACCGTGGAAGAAAATAAAAGTGTAGAAGTCCACAATGTGCCTAATCCACTGGTGCTCATGGACAACCATGACAGCGCTGGTAACTACATGGAAGGGCACGTACGTAAGGAGGTGCATCTATTATATGATGGTGGGATAGTAATAGCCACAAGTCAGCGTGAACACATCGACATCCAGTTTGGTCGTCAACTTTATGACCATCACACCATGAAGCTATCACATGATCAAATGGTAAAGGTTGTAGAGTGGTGGGTGGATATGGGGCTGAGGACCAAGTGACGGATAAGGTGACAGATGACGGATGACAGATGTACAAAGCGCCCAATTGACAGCTGGCTAAATCTGTGGTACAATAGTCGTGTGGGGCGATAGACATACGTGGTAAGCAACAATCAAGGAGGTTCAATGTGGTATCGCCAAATGTAGCAGCGGGAGCAGGAAGCATGCAGGCAATGTCTCTGGACCCTGAGACGTTCGTAGAGGGCGGTGGGTTATTTGAGGGCAACGCCGTATTACGCCAACCCAAGTTCGTACGGTGGGATTACGGCGGGCGTAAGGCGGCGGACGGCACCGCCATCAGCACCCTGGCCATACGCGGCATCCTAGTAGATGACGAGGGCACCGGGCATGAGCAGTTCTGGTCGTCCGGGTCGCTACAGGACTTCATTCCGTCACCGGATGGGACGATGGCGGTGCCGCAGGCAGGCAAGACAGGATTGAACCGCAACACCAACGCGGCGGTACTGTTGGCTGAGTTCATCAACTCCGGGTTCCCCAAGAACCGCATCACCGCATCCCTACAGGCGTTCGATGGACTGTACGCCAATTGGGTGCGGAAGGACGCACCGGAGCGGACGGGGTTAGCCCAGCAGCCACGGGCCGATGGTAGGCCACGAGACAACAAGATCCTGGTGCCGGGCCAGATCTACAACCTACCGTGGGAGCCTAGCAAGCACCCCAACGGTGGGCAGATCGTAAAGATGGTGGAACAGAAGAGCGGCGGTGGAGGGCAAGGTCAGCAAGGGCAAGTACCAGGCAGCACGATTCCATCCAACATGCCACCAGGCCCGGTTATAGCACCTGCGGCCCCATACACCATGCCATCGGCACCGGTAGTGGCACCTCTGGCTGGTCCATCCGCCGATCTCGATCCGGTCATCCGTGGATACCTGAGCGCGGTGTTGGCAGGTGGTCCACTCACCAAGGTCCAACTGGCCCAGCAAGTGTTCCAACCGACAGGCGGCGTCAACCAGCACGCACGCAGGGCCGAGATCAGCAGCTGGGTGTTCAATGACGGATACCTGAAAGGGTTGGCCGACGAGGGGGCGGTGATGTTCGACGGCACCACCGTGACCAAGCTCAACCTGTAAGGAGGATGAAGGAACGTCGGTGAAGATGCCCTGGGCGAACGGCGGGTGGCTCCTGTCTAAGCGCACCAAGCCAGTTTTGATGAGGAGCGTGGTAGCCCAGGGCATCATAGTTCGGAGGTCGTCGTGGGTGATGGCGAGGGTGCAAAGGCGGTTACGGTGCGCCAATGCAAAGGGATTAGGACACGACAGAGGGGCGTGGGTATTGGAGACGGAGATATACCGTCGTCAGTCTCCATGCTGTGTAGCCTAACCCACGACGGCTGACACAAAAGGTAATCAAGGTAATCAATGATGCTTATCAAACGTAGTGAGGACCTGGAAGCGCAGTTGCAGGTGGGTATACAGGCCCAATCGATAGTAGATAGCGATCACGTGCGCACTCCCGGCACTCATCTATCCACCGTCATTAGTGATATAGCGGTGCAGATGAACCTACTACGCCGATACAGCAACACCCCTACCCTGGACGAGAGTGGCACGATAGGCTACATGGGCATGGGATTCGCCTGGGAAGATGTAATAGGTAAGGCGCTGGCACAGACGCAGGGCGTTACCGGCATAGGCCAATTTGAGTGCATGTTGGACGGCATCATAGGCACCCCAGACCACTTTGATCCGGTCATAGGCATCATCAGTGAATACAAGGCCACATGGCTGTCGGCTAAGCACGACATAATGGGTGACAAGTATTGGCGGTGGTGGGCACAGATCAAAGGGTACAGCCATATGGTGGGAGTGGATAATGCCAATCTGTATGTGTTCCACGTCAATGGCGACTACAACCCACCACAGCCCATGCTGCGAGTGTATTCAGCACAATTCCTATACGCAGATTTGTACCCCAATTGGCAATTGATAACTAATCACCGTGACAAGATGATGAGAGAAGGGAAATTACAATCGTGACACTACAAGGCCACGCAGTATCGGGTGAATGGACACAAGTGACGCCTGCCTATCCACGTAAAAAGCGGATGGTGGCGGTGATAGGTGGGATGGAGAAGACCGGCAAGACCACCCTAGCGGCCAGTGGCCCCGACCCTGTGTACGTACTTGGAATAGATCGCGGTAGTGAGGCGATAGCGGTGAAGTCACAAGGCCGCACCCTATATCTCAAACAATATGTTAGCCCTAAGGACCTCCAGCCCGCCGAGTACGCCGCCGTGTGGTCAATGTTCAAGAGCGATTATTATGGGGTGTTGAAGGCCAACAAGGGCACATTGGTGGTGGACACCGAGACGGCCATGTATGAATTGATAAGGCTGGCCACATTTGGTAAACTTGCCAATGTAACGCCTGAGCAATACGGGCCGCTCAATGCCGAACTCAACCATATGGTGGACGCGGCGTTCAATAGCGACATAAGCGTGATGTTCACTCGCCGCACAGCACCCGTGTATCGTGGGCGTGAGTTCACCGGCCAATACGAGGATGCAGGGTGGAGACAGATGCCGTATGCGGCCGAGGTGAGGATATGGACATATAGGTGCACGGTGGGGATGTGCCCTACCGCCAATCCCATGACCGGCACCGTGCTGCACCCCAATGGTGATGGATTCCACGCGCGGATTAGGGATACGCGGTGGCACCCGGAGCTTATCGGCACCGACTGGAGTGATCTACCGCCGTACATGATGAACGCGCAGATGATGATTGAACACTTGACGGCGTAAGAGGATAACAGGATGGCGGAGGACAATGTGGACATGTTTGTAATAATGTTTGGTATGGCGAGCGCCCTACTGTCCATGGGGATGGTAGCGACCAATTGGGTGATCATGAGGAATGTGCAAGGGGTAAGGCGCGACATGAAGGGCAGCATAGGTAAGGTGATCAGGCGGTTGGCGGACGTGGTGGATGATGTGGTGGATGATAGTGAAAGAGTAAACGGCAAAAGTAAAATAAGGCGATAGGGTCATCATCGTGATCTTCTTATCCGATAACCAACGCAAGTACACCCCTACCCTGGACGCCATGTTCGGCGGAGTGAATGCGGTGTGGACTCCACAAGATGAAGATATCGTATTTCATGGGTATCCACCATATTCAGTGCAAGTGGAACTCAAACGCTCATCTACCGACCTGGTACGATCACTTACCAACGGCCACCTGTCGGCACAGTTGGTGAGAGGTAGGGAACGCGGGTACAACATCCAAATGGTGGCGGCATATGGTGAATTTGATAAGGACCCGGCCAGTGGATTAGCACGACACCGCATATATGGTGCACGCGGTAAGTCCTACATGGCCAGGATCGATCCTGAGATCAAGTATAACACTATGATGCGCAGACTTTACACTATACTTATCAACCAGCGCGTCATGTTCATCCACGACATAAGCCTGCGTGGGGCATGTGACCAGATCACTGAGTGGTATTGGTGGTGGCAAGCGCCCCCGGAGAAGCACACCAGTGACCAGACCCCATACGCAGGAGCGGCATACCTTAGTGGGGATGTGCCGATAACGGTGAGGGTGGCAAAGGAACTGCCTGGGGTAGGAATAAAAAGGGCCATGGATGTAGGTGAACACTTCGATAGTGTGGAAGAAATGGTGGGAGCGGGTGAAAGTGAGTGGAGGATGATACCGGGGATAGGTGAAGTGACAGCCAAAGGGATAGTGAATAAGGAAGGGTGGAAAAAGGTGAAGGAGAGGTGAAGGAGAGGTGAAGCTATGACCACATTACGAGGTACACATTATGAGTTTGCGGTGGACAAGTTTGAGGGACGGTACTGGAGTACCAACGGCTTCGGTTGCGCCATTGTAGCATCCATCGGACATGCGGGCGATTGGGCCGCATACATTGGGGGATGTCCAGGGCACCGAGAAGAGGAGGACTTAGACTTCATATCTAGGTTCGGAGCCAAACTCAGCGAGGAAGACGCACGGCACTTCTTCCCAACGCTCAAAGACTTGCGGTATAGGAGCTGAGGAGTGATGCCTAACTGCAAAGAACATGAGGGCTGCGACCTGATTTGCTCAGAATGTGGCAGCTATTACTGCCAGTCTGACAGCCATGACTCATTCTACTGGATTCATGTCCGTCGCCCCGACATGCCCGACGACATCGAGGCGTACCGCAATGAGCGGGCAGAGGAGATGCCATAATGACAGCAGAACGGAACGCTAGTCCTGTAGCACAGACTGGCTGTGGAGGGGCGGGATGATGGAAAGAGAGACGGCGCTTGG